TGGTAAGAGAAACCGGACCACTTCACGAGCAACAGTATCGCTCGCTGAGGACAGGTCAATAGTAGCAAGAGAGCCGTCGATTGAACCCCGACGGGCCAGTTCCTGATTAGGGACCTGGTCATCAAGATCCAATCCGCACTTAAGCCAAAGCTTTCTCCGCATTAGTCTGCCTAGCCCAAGTTGGGCATAGACATTCATCAGCGGTTCGATCGCAATGGTTCGGTGCGTGACAGCGGTTTTGGGCACGAAAGCTATACGGTTGCCTGGGACTAAGTCTAAATCTTCCCGTTTGATCAAGGGCCAAAAGCCCTCAATCTCACAGTTAGTCACTGACCTAGCCCACTGAGGCCGGCTCTGCACAAGCAGGGCCCCGATCTCCGCCATGTCGTGAGACACGGACGGACAGACTTGCAGCTTATCGTAAAGGGATGTTAAACCCCTTGCCTCGGAGTGATTAAAAGCACCGGGGCCAAAACGACATGCGTCGAGCCACTCGCGGGAATTCACACTCGTCCCTAGGACCCTCTGAACCTCCTGAGCAGCTGCTGAAAGGACAGCTATCACTCGGGGGCTGGTGTTGTATTTCACACCAGCACAGAGAGCCCTGAAACGGGCGTTAGTCTCGCCACACGAAACCTCCGCGGCGAAGAATTTCTCCTTCGCTGTCACGAGAGGATCCACACCGGCTATTTCTAGCGGGGCCTTTTTAAGGAAAGAAACGGCTTGGTAGTCGTCTCTAAACCTAGTGGGCAGGGTATAATCCCTAGGATCGACAGTCTTGCGAACAAGCTGTTCTACCTCATCGTAACGGAGCAAAATCTCACAACTAAGTGAGATCGGTGTGTTGAGCGACTCAAACAAGTCAACGGCAACACGCTTCAGAACGCCGGGAGGCGCCCTGAAGTCCCTGCACATTGCATGCAGGGTTCCTAAGAGGGCTCTTTTAGTAGAGTTTTCCCTCTGTCTGGTCAAGCAGTGCCCCAGTCATGGTCCCGGAGTGGCTTAAAGGATTCATTTTCCCACAGCCGACTCAGATCGAAGCTGTAAACAAGCCAGTTAGGCTTGCCAGCAGCGTCGGATCCAGGTTCCATAACAAGAGTGCCACCAAGGTTTTGAAGATCAAGATAAAGATCGAGATCCCCTCCTTGGAAGCAAGCACTGCGCCTGTGCGCTTCAACCACATTGCTGTGGTCGACAATCGCCCAGGCCTCCGCCGTTTCCTCATCTCTAATCTCCAGCCAAGACTCCTGTGCGAATGCCAGGACTGACCGGATGAGCCGCGAGGCTTCTTCGAGCAGACTGACATAGGTGTCAGCAC